CATACTCATACTTTTGGTACTGGTGGGCCTAGTACTAATAATTCTGGTCCTTATGGTTCTGCTAGTCCTACTGCTGTTACTGCTGTTCAGCCTAGTATGGCTATTAGTTATTTTGTTAAGACGTAAGGATTTGTGTGATGTTTAATTCTAATGTTCAACCTAAGGTTCGTAAGAAGGATATTAAGAAGGAGCCTTGGAATTGTATGAAGTGTTCTGAGGAGAATGCTCATTATCTTGTTAAGTGTGGTATGTGTGGAGAGCGGCGACCTCATTAGGAGGGGTTTTGACTAATTATCATTTTGAAGATAAGATCCTTCCAAAGGCAGAGTTGACTAGTCTTATTAGTCGTTTTCCTGAGAAGTTTGGTTGGTTCTTTTCTAATGGGTATGCGCCGCATTATTATCAGTCTTTGTTTCATTGTATGACGAATTCTGATGATGAGTTGGCTCGTTTTCGTCATCTTGTGGCTGGTCGTCGTGGTGGTAAGACGTTGTCGGCTGCTTGGGAGATTCTATTTTATGCGTTGTTTCCAACGCAGTTTCACAAAGACGCTAGGAGCATCACTAAGGATAATCCCCTTTGGATTCAAGCCTTGTCTAAGGACTATAAGGTTGGTCGTGCTAGTCTCCTAACTCTTCGTGATATTATTAGTAGGGTCGGGCTTACGCCTGATAAGGATTATAAGGAGAATCGGGGTAATAATTATTTCGAATTCTCTAATGGTAGTCTTATTGAGTTTAAGTCTGCTGATAATCCTCAGAGTCTTCGTGGTTCTGGTCTTGATATTCTTTGGATGGATGAGGCTGCGTTTATTAGGGATGAGGAGGCTTGGCAGGTTATTCGTCCTGCTTTGTCTGATAAGAAGGGTCATCTTATTACTACGACTACGCCGGATGGTAAGAACTGGTTTTATGACGAGTTTTGGGGTAAGGATGCGCTTACGGATCCTAATCAGGGCCGAGTAGAGTATCGTAGTATTGATAATCCTCACTTCCCTAAGACGGAGTGGGAGTATACGAAGAAGAATTATCATCCACTCTTGTTCGCTCAAGAGTATATGGCTGCGTTTGATAGTATGGCTGGTCGTGATCTTGCTGGCGAATGGTTACAATACTATACTGAAGATGATCTTCCTACTAATGCTGATGGTACGCGAGAGAAACTACGAGTATTTATTGGTGTTGATCCTGCTGTTAGTATGAGTGGTAAGGGCGATAGGTTTGTTATTAGTGCTGTTGGTGTGGCAAAGAATAATCAAGTATATCTTATTGATCAGTATGCTGCTAAAATTCCTTTTACAGACCAGTTAGATAAGATCCAAGAGTGGCATTATAAGTATTCGCCGGATATTATTGGTATTGAGTCTAACGCTTATCAGGCTGCGCTTGTTCAACAAGCCGAGCGTCTTCCAAGCCTACCACCTATTGTTCCTATTTTTGCTAAGGGTAAGAAGTTTGAACGCATTATGAGTATGAGTCCCTTGTTTAAAATTGGTAAGGTTCGTATTAAGCAAGAGCATAGGGATTTTATTGATGAGTGGATTAATTATGATGCGAGTATTCAAAAACCTAAGGATGACTGTCTTGATAGTGTGGAGATCGCTCTTCGCACTGCTGGCGCTCTCTTACCGGGTATGCCGGAGGATGAGCAGCCACAATTCGATCTACCTAAATGGGTATTAGATGATAGGCCGGGTAGTGTTTCGCATAAAGATAAGTATGTTGACGAAGATATGGGAGATATGTGGTAATGTTTAATTCTAATAAGGAACTTGTTAGTATTATGAGTATGTTGTTGGATCTTCACCAGACTCGACTAATACGGTTGATGTGCCTATGGGGCAGTTGCGTGTTAGTGAGGATGAGCAGGATGCTGATTGGGCTTTGCGACATAATCTTATTAGTCCGGGTGAGTATAAGGATTTGTTGGAGAAGACTGGGTTGTCTGCTACTGATATTGAATTTTTGTAATGGGGGGTATCTATGGCTGAGGTGTCGTGGGGAGATAATGAACCGGCTCCTGCCGGGTATTCGTCTGCGGATAAGTTGGTTCGTAAGGTTGATGAGTTGATTCGTGCTCGTTTCTTGTTGGAGCGGCAGTGGAAGATTAATCTTGCGTTTTATAAGGGTAAGCAGTACGTGTTTTATAATCGTGTGTCGCGTCGTATTGAGTCGCTTCCTACGGATGAGGGTGATAAGCCGCGTTATCGTGTGCGTTTGGTTTCTAATCAGATTGCGCCTAGTACGCAGGCTTTGTTGTCGCGTCTTGTTAAGACTAAGCCACAGTTTTATGCTACTCCGGGTCAGTCTTCGTTTGAGGCTCAGAAGGCTAGTGAGGTTGCTGAGAATCTTTTGGAGTTTTGGTGGGATTCGCTTGATTTGAATGCTAAGCGTGAAGAGGCTGTGTTGTGGAGTATTATTGCTGGTACTGGTTTTTGGAAGGTTAGTTGGGATCCTGAGGCTGGTGAGGGGATGGAGGTTATGGTGTCTCCTGAGGGTCAGCCTATTGTGGATAAGGTTGTGGAGCGGTATTTTCATGAGGAGTTGGAGGATGCTGGTATTGATCCTGATGAGTTTCGTCGGCGGGTGTTTCCGGGTGAGGTTCGGATTGATGTGATGAGTCCTTTTGATGTTATTATTGATGATTCTGCTCGTACGTTTGAGGATGCTCGTTTTGCGTTTTGTATTCATCCTATGAGTCCTAAAGAAGTTAATATGCGTTTTGGTGTGGATTTGAAGGCTAATGCTATTAATGAGTATCCTGATGATACGCTTCCGGGTTTGTATGGGCGTGATATTTCTAATTATCGTCAGAATGTGCGTCTTGTGTTTTATGGTTATTTTCTTCCGAGTGAGAAGTATCCTGAGGGTCGTTTTGTTGTGTTTACGAAGGATCCGAATATTATTTTGTTGGATGAGAAGTTTCCGTATCCGTTTATGCAGTTGCCTCTTGTGAAGTTTCCGGGTCAGCGTGTTCCGGGACAGATTTGGGATGGTAGTGTTGTTGAGCAGGCTGTGCCGATTCAGAAGGAGTTGAATCGTACGTTGTCTCAGATGATTGAGTATAAGAATCTTACGTTGAAGCCGCAGATGTTGGCTCCGGTGGGTTCGCTTCGTCAGCGTATTACGGATGAGCCGGGGGCTATTTTTGAGTATAATCCTGTGGCTGGTAAGGTTCCTGAGGCTATTCCGCTTCCGGGTTTGCCTTCGTATGTGTTTGAGCATTTGCAGGATTTGGGTGCTCGTTTGCGTGATGTGTTTGGTTTGAATGAGGTTCTTGATGGTCAGATTTCGTCTAATGTTGAGGCGGGTGTGGCTATTGATTTGCTTCAGGAGGCTGCTACGGATCGTTTGGCTCCGCAGATTCTTATGATGGAGAAGAGTTTGGAGAAGGCTGGTAATATGCTTCTTATGATTGCTCAGAAGTATTATAGTGAGCCTCGTATGCTTATTATTAATGGTTCTGGTTCTAAGCCTAAGGTTGAGCGTTTTGAGTCGGCTGATTTGCTTGCTGGTGTTCAGGTTCGTGTTGAGTCTGGTTCTGGTTTGCCGCGTACTCGTGCGGGTCGTCAGGCTCGTGTGCTTCAACTTATGCAGATGGGTGTGTTGTCTCCGTCTA